CACTTTTCGCGGATCGCCGCCAGCGCCAAGGGCAAACAGAAAACGCTCTTCGGAGACAATCAAGCCCTTGCAGCCCGTTGGTGCGTTTGTGATGGCAACGGCTTTGGTTGGCGTTACAAAATCAAGTTGCCACTCATACAACTTGCCATCGTAATCCGAGCACGCCACAAGATACTGACCCCAATTGTCCATCGACCATGTTGTGGCGGGCAAGATACCTGTTGCTGCAAGGTTTAAGCGTGCTGTACCCCAGGCTTGTTCGCCATAGTCACCGTTACCATAACCCGTTCCGCCCGTTGCGTCGGTGCGCCCTGCGCTGAAACTTGTTGGCGTAATGTCGGCCTGGTCACCGTCACCTTGATAAGCGTAAAGTTTTGATGCCGATCCAACGGCAAGCCAAACATTCGTTGAGTTATCCCGCCAAGCAAACATGCCACGAGGAACGCCACTGACGGTTGCGCTTGACCACTGAAGCCAACCGCCCATCGGGCGAAGCGTTCCCTCAAACCATCTAACAAGATTGGCGTCATACCATCGACCCGCCGCTTGATACTCGGTGCCGTTTCGGTAAACGCCTGGAGGAAGTTTGATAGGGACGAGTGGCATGTCAGTTGCTCATGTAAAGGGCCATTTCATCGCGGCGGCGTTTGACCAGGCCCGGCAACTCTTTCCCTGCCGCTTTAGTCCACATCTTAAACGCAACTGCTGCGCCCGTATAGTCGCCACGATTATGGCGCATCCTCAATGTGCTGCGTTGAAGGTTTCCTAGCCCCACATTGAACGAAAAGCTGACGAGTGCATCAAGGCGAGGCTGAGTAAGACCAGCAGGACATAGTCGTGATACGCCAGCCTCAAAGCGTTGTAAGTCCTTTGTAAGTATGTCGTCAATTTCCGCCATCGATAACGTGCGATCCCAACCCGGCGGGATGGGTAAGGTTTTACGCTCTTCAACTTTGATGTTGATATGCGATGGGTCAATGACATGGCCAACACCCACGGTCCAAAGCAACGCCGGACAACGATAAGGCCGCGCACGCACACCTTCGTGATGCTTGATCATTTGGAGGGCAAGCGGACTGATCATTTTGCAAAGGCTCGTGACCCAAAGTGAAAGGCCACAATCGCGGCCCAAATCTGCTGCGTATCGTCATCCCACAATTGGTCAAGCATCAAATCGAATGGCACATTCGTTGTCCACGCGTACCAGAATCCGCCAATCTCAACGAATACCAACAGCATGAACATGCCATAGGTCAACACTGGACGCACTAACGCTCTGGCGTTCTTGACCCACTGGCTTGTTCCTTCGCCAATCGCAATGTCATGAGCGTAGAGTGCTTTCATCTCTTCGGCTTGCGTTTGCATCGCCACTTGTTCGGTGTGAATCTCTTCAATGCGTTGCTGCGCAAGCAATCCCATGGCGGCTAACTCTCGCTCACGTTCATTTTGCATACGGGCAAGTTCCAGCTCATGCGCCTTGTCCTTGGAATCCTGCCAAAGGTCAAGCAACTTAGGCACGCCACCGGCTAAGAATGACAAGAGCGTTGATAAGAGCGTCATCATGCTAGGCTGATCCTTGGCACTTTTCGTTCAACTCGTTCACCTTTTCCCATAGTGCTGTGATTTGTTTGTCGTAATTCTTTTCAAGATAATCAAGGCGCACTTTGATCGTTACCGCATAAGCCGCAATGGCAACCACTGCTGCACCTAAGTACCACAGCTTGCCGATTGCGTCGGTGATTGCTTCCATATTGGCGGATAGCCTGTTGGATGCTTATTTCAACTTCAGCGCTAAATTCAAAAGCAAAATGATGATGGTGCCCGCCGTGGTCATAAGGATCATCTCCAATCTTTTGAGTCTGGCGTTGATCTGTGAATAGCGTTCGTCGCACACTGCTTCGTGAACTTCAATGCGTTTTAAGGCTTCGGAGTCGGCTGAAGTCATACATCACCTTTAAGTTCATAACTTACTTAAACACTTTCGGATACTTTGCTTTGACCGCCAAGCAAGCATCTATATACGCTTGAATTGCTGCTTGATCGTTCTTGACCACGGCATCGTTGTAATCAGCCATAGGCGGGTAAGCGTTCTTTCGCAGATCGGCAATCGTTCTTGCCACCACATCATCGTTAATCGTCAAGCCCCACTGCTGGCAATAAGTAAAGTCATAGCCTTCATATGATGTAAAAGGTTCAAGCTCTGGGTATGCCGTATTAGATAGCACTAGCCACGCCGAGCAATCAGGCTTTTGAGCAATGATGGTTACATCATCTTTAGGCGTTGGCTCGTCGCGTGTGCCAAACAAGGCTTGCCAATTACTGGCTTGTAAGCTGTAAAGGGACATCTTTAGCTCCGATAAGAATGGTTTCCTTTGGCACAAGACCAATGCTTTTGAGTGCCTCTAGCGTGTGCGGGTTGCTCATGGCGTTCAGTAATTTAGCTGGTGATGGCCTGCCGTTAGCAATGATCTCTGATTGAATCTCCCTTGCGATCATGACCGTGAATTCGTTGGCAGCGTTCGCTTCAAACATCTGATCGTCTGTGTAACCAGGAATGCGGGTCTGTTCACACTCCACATACAACTCGGCAATGAGTTTTTCAAGAATCTTAATCTCTTGGCGATTCAACTCAAACGCATGGGCCTGATCTTCCTGCACCGACTCAAGCTCAACGATTTCTGCTTCAAGGTTCAGGATTAAATGCTGAAGTGCGTTGATTTCTTTTAAGTGATTAAGTTCAGCTAACTTGGCCTGATATTTCAAAGCCGCCACGCGTTCAAGCGCAGCCGCACGTTTACGCCCCTCAAGAAAGCCTTTCAACGTCTTGAGTTTTTCCCAAGGCGTGTTACCGATAACTTGGTATCGGTAGTTGAATTCAGTATTAAGTGGAGAGGCCATTAGCTTGCATACCCCGCTGCGGCGAGATACCTTCTTGCCGTTCCAATGCCAGTAACGTCAGAGGAAACAACGCCTGTATTTGAAACTAGGTTAGTTACAGCGGTAGCAGAACTCGTATACCCATAACCAAAAATAGCTTTATCAGTTCCATAACCGGCGGCAGCTAAACCATATCTCGCTGTTCCTACGCCGGTTGTATCCGTTGCTACAACCCCTGCGTTAGAAACCAAATTGGTCATAGAGACATTAGAACCCGTAGACCCATAACCAAAAATAGCTTTGTCACCGCCATAACTAGTAGCGGCTAAAACATATCTCGCCGTTCCTACACCGGTTGTATCAGTTGCCACAACACCGACGTTAGAAACTAAATTAGTCATGGAAACAGCACCTGTCGTATATCCATAACCAAAAATAGCTTTGTCACCACCATAACTAGTAGCGGCGCAACTAGACCTCGCCGTTCCTACACCGGTTGTATCCGTTGCTACAACCCCTGCGTTAGAAACCAAATTAGTCATGGAAACAACACCTGTCGTATATCCATAACCAAAAATAGCTTTGTCACCGCCATAACTAGTAGCAGCAAGATCAGACCTCGCCGTGCCTACTCCGGTTGTGTCTGTAGCTACAACCCCTGCGTTAGAAACTAAATTAGTCATGGAAACAACACTTGTTGTAAACCCATAACCAAAAATGGCCTTATCACCACCATAGCTAGCAGCGGCTAAACCATATCTTGCTGTTCCGACACCTGTAACATCAGTTGCCACAACACCGACGTTAGAAACTAAATTAGTCATGGAAACAACAACTGACGTAAGCCCATAACCAAAAATAGCCTTAGTCGTGCCGTTATAAGCAGGCGACACCCATGAACCACCGTTGTAATACTCCACAAACCCTGTAGTCGTGTTAAAGCGTTGCATACCCGTTACGCCCGTTGGACGTTGCGCGGTTGTGCCTACAGGCATTTTGAGTGCGCTTGTGCCTTGTACATCTAATGTGCATCCCGTTGCGGCGGCTCCTCCAAGGCCGAGGTTGCCGGAGGAGTCGAGGCGGAGGCGTTCAGTACCACCTGTGCTCCAAGCAAGCGTATCCGCAGCCGGAGACCAAAATCCTGTATTGGTATCGCTAGCCGGCGTGATGCCTGGAAGTGCATCCGTTCCTGCGTAAAATCTTGTGGCGCCAGTCAACGTAATCGTGTCTGTAGTTGCGTCACCAAGGGTTGTGTTGCCATTAGCCGTTAGCGTGGATGACAAGACAACAGCACCGCTAAACGTAACGTTGCTGGATGCGCTTAAGGTTGTAAACGAACCCGCAGCCGCCAATGACTGACCAATGGTGACGCTATTGATCGTCCCCGATCCCGTTAGGTTTCCGCCAAGCGTAAGCGTCTTTCCGCTGCCCACGTTCATGGAAACGCTTGTGCCGTTTGATGCAAAGATTGCATCAATCGTGTCAAG